TCGCTCTCTGTGCAAGCAAAGCGGAAGAAGCTGGCTGTACCGTCGTCAAAGTGGCACCCAAAGATACCTCCCAAGTCTGCTCATCATGCGGGTGTGTGGTGAAGAAGGATTTGAGTGTCCGCTGGCACTCTTGTCCGCATTGTGGGTGTGAACTGGACCGTGACCACAATGCGGCACTTAACATACTCATCCGCTACCGTAAATCAAAAGGGGCAGGAAGTGTCCCACAGTTATCCCCCGTGGGGTAGCTGTAGAAGCCCCTGCATTTATGCATGGGGTGCTTCACAAGAGTAAGTGAAAAGCCGGGCTGGTGTTGAAGGCACCTTCCCGGCCAGCAGTCCTGTCACTAGGTTCAGGACTAAGCGACATTATATCCTGAAAGGACGGAAAAATGAATTACTTTCGCACTCTTGGGGGAATTCTTATTCTCTTATCCGTCATCGCGCTTGAGGCTTTATTTGCCGCAGGCATCTGGTTCATGATTGGAGTCGGTTTGCAACCTGCTCTCGGCCTCTCCTGGTCGTATGTGCTGGCAACAATTGTGAGCCCAGTGGTCGCAATTATGGCAATCGTTTTGTTTACATACGGCCATCAGTTGAAGTCATACATTCTCGATTATGAAGCGGTTCACGGGACAAAGTACAGTAGCGAGTATAAAGTCCGTTTCAACAGCCCTTCATATACACTCATTGTGGATTGTATGAAATGGTTCGTGTTTCTCATGGACTCTGCTGGTATTATTTATAGGCTCATGCTGGAGCCGATCCCCTTGCCCGGCAAGTTCCTGCTTGGCATCGTATTAGAACTACTGGCCCTTTCTCCCTGGCTTATTGGCACGATAGTCTATATTTTGGCGAATCGTCCTGCCGAGGCAATTCGCCGTGATATAGACTATATAACAGAAGTAGAAAAAGCGTACGAAGATTTGCGATCATTAAACGAGAAAAAGCGGAAGGCCCCACCTACCGCCCGTCACCAGCTTGCACCTCCACAGACTGCTTCTTTACCACCAGCTCAAGCGGCCTCACTGCCGCCAGCTCAGGCTACAGTACAACCAGCACCAAAAATTATTAAGCCAATCTCCGGAAATTTTATCTCCCCTCTGCTGAACAACCAGGCCAATCAGCAGGGGAATTAGCCCCCTCTCCCGAACCTACCGAGTCTGAAAATTCAGGAAAAAATTCGGTAGGTTCACCTGCTCACTCTGCTTCGCCAGCGGCTTTAGTCTGGCATAAAAAACGAGGCAGGCAGAGAAGCAATGAGCAGGTACGCGAACTGATTCTTTATAGAATCGTTCGGGGTCATTGGCCTGGTGGATTATCAGATGACATGAGAATCTATTACAATCAGCATTATCTTAGAAGGAGTGGCAAATTTCATGCCAAAACAGTCCAGTGGCGCGCTGAAGCCGAAGAACAATTCGGTAAAAAATTCAGACTCACCGAAAAAACAGCCGAAAAAATACACGCTTCTCGATCTGGCAGACCTGTGGTTCACCTTGCCCGATACCGACAAGCGAACTAACGTTGAATCTTGCTCTGATGCTGAATTCTATCAATTCATCTCGCAGTATGTTCGCGTGGAAGGGGATGCGCCGGAACGCTGGTCTCTGGAAGAGCGGCGCGATGTCCTCAATTTTGCGCTAGAAAATTCGGTACAACTGAATTTTTTAGAGGCTTCAGACGGCTCTACAAGCCATGTCGGCAAGAAAGAAGATACAAACAATGAGGGCCCGCCAGCAGGCACATAGGGAGCTACTTGCCAGAATAGCTTTTGCCGGGATGACAGAAAGAGTGTCCCGGCTTTTTCACGCTCTGAAGAGAGTTTTGCCAGAATGTATTTACAAGTCCTGATACACGGGGTATAATAACTATAGGTTATGAATTTTGGTGTTGTGATAACTATTCGTTATCATGATCACAACGCCGCCGTCACCATTCTTGCACTCGGACGAACGTTCAAGCACGTACTTGAGAAGCCCACGGCTTGAGTCGTAGGGCGTCGTTATTCTCCTTCCAGTATGGTGGTTGTAAACCCATCAGGTTCCTCTCTTGGAGCCGGTAGAGAGTAGAGGGTAGAGGTAGAGAGTAGGGGGAAGCTCTACCTACCGGCTCTTTTTTCAATAGGTGATGTTGCATGAATGATAAGCCAAAGAAAGAAACAGCGAGAGCCTATCGGGCCTTTCTGGCTTATCGCGACATGCCACAGCCTCGGAGTCTACGCAGACTTGCGGAAGAAATGGTTCGGGAACGCCACAAACCTTCAACAGTTCATCAACAAACCTTCAAGAGCGAGGCTTACGCAGCTTCATTATTTCGTCAACTCGCTACATGGTCATCTACATTCAATTGGCAGGAACGATGTAAGCAGTATGATGAAGAGCAGGCCGCACTGAGACGAGTTCAATATAGCGAGCTTGCCATAACCGCCCTCTTGAGACATCTTCAAGCAGATGTCTCCCCTTCCGCTCATTCCCAGATCAAAGCGGCGCAGCTCGTCCTGGAGCATCTGGTTGTCTCTGAGGAGATCGCCACCCTCAAAGCACAACAGGAGAAGCTCAGTGAAGCACTTAAGAAACTGGGGGTAGCACTCGAATGAGACTGCTTCCACTTTTGAACAAGAACAAAGCTGCTCTATCGGCTCTCGAATCCATGTTGTTGGAAGATCAGCCACAGGATATACCTCGCTTCTATGATTTTGTCCGAGACGCCTGGCACATTTTGGAGCCGTCAACGCCGTTTGTGGATGGCTGGCATATCCATGCCATCAGCGAGCATCTTGAAGCAGTGAGTTCAGGACAGATACAGAGGCTCCTCGTCAACATGCCTCCTCGCCATGCAAAGAGCACCCTGATCAGTGTGATGTGGCCTGTCTGGTCATGGTTGCTTGATCCATCTTTGCGCTGGCTGTGCGCCTCTTATGCGCTCTCTTTATCAATCAGGGATAACCGACGCTCGCGGATACTTATCCAGTCACCCTGGTTCCAGTCCCGTTATGGGCATATTTTCAGGCTCGCAGGCGATCAAAACATGAAGAGTCGCTTTGAGAATGACAAGCGAGGATATCGACTGGCTACCAGTGTCGGAGCTGCTACGACAGGAGAGGGTGGAGATCGACTTCTCATAGATGATCCGCATCCAGCCAGTGACGCGACCAGCGATGTGCAGAGACTGAACGCGCTTCAGTGGTTCAACGAGACGTGGGTGAGCCGTCTCAATGACCAGAAAACAGGTGCGATGGTCGTGGTTGGTCAGCGTATCCACCAGCAGGATGTGAGTGGACACATTTTAGAGTTAGGGGGTTGGGAACACCTGAATCTGCCAACGGAATTCGAGGAAGCGACGCGCTGTCGTACCTCACTTGGTTGGACAGATCCGCGCAAGGAAGAGGGTGAGTTGCTCTGGCCTGAACGGTTCGATCACGAATCCCTTGCACGGCTCAAGAAACAGCTTGGCTCTCAGGCTTATGCAGCTCAGTATCAGCAGACGCCTGTCCCAAGTGGTGGCGGTCAATTCAGGCGGGAATGGTTCCGGTATTTTCGAGAGACAGCAGATGCTTATCTACTGGAGGGGCGTGCTGTCATCAAAGCGCACTGTGAGCGTGTCTTTATTACTGTAGACCTGGCGATTAGCAGTAAGCAGCATGCGGACTACACGGTCTTTGGAGTGTGGGCAATGACACCAGAGCATGACCTTCTGCTTTTGGATGTGATTCGTGGCCGCTTCAGTAACCCTGAACAGTTCAAGCTGATACAGCGTCTGCATCACCACTATCCTCACGCTTATTTCAAGATCGAGAAGGTGGGCTATCAGCTCGCTCTTGTGCAACAGGCCTTGTCTCAAGGTATCCCTTGCAAGGAGTACCAACCCGTCCGAGATAAGGTCACACGCGCCTCCACAGCCTCTATCTGGTTCGAGAATGGCAAGATCTACTTTCGACAGGGGGGCCTCTGGTTGCATGATCTGGAGACAGAGCTACTGTTGTTCCCGAAGGGGGCACATGATGACCAGGTTGACGTGATCAGCATGGCGGCAGAAGAGGCCACGAACGGCCAGCGAGACATTGAACCGCTGGACATTGATACAGCACAAGCCCTCAGTGGCTTTCTAGGATATTGAGTATGGCACTATGGGGAAAGCTTATGGAAGCTGGAAAGGCGGCTATCGTTGCCGCTAAGCGTGTGTTTGAGGAACAGCCGGAGTACACGGAATACAAAAACCGGGCTGCTGAATATGCATTGTTATGGAGCTATTACAATAATAGCATGTTTGACCGTGTGTCGAACGCCTGGTCAGCGTACAAGGCTAAGTATAACCTCTACCGCAACATTCGAATGATCTACAATCCGACAAAGAGGCTTGTAGACTTTTACGCTGGTGTCGTCTATCCCGGCGCGCTCTCAGAAGACGGGCGAGCTCTTCCTGATGGCGTGCCTGTCGCCATTCCCTTCAGTTCCGATACCCCAACTGAACTGGTACAGGCCATTGCTCAATTTTGGGCATGGAACAACTGGCAGTCACGCAAAAGCGTGATTGTCAGGTATGGGGCCGCACTGGGAAGTGTCCTCATTGAGCTGATCGACGACATTGAGCGAGGGAAAATCACGTCAGAAATCGTCTGGCCGGGGTACGTCAAATCTTTGGAGCTGGATGCTGCGGGCAATATCAAAGGATACGTGATTGAGTACACGGCCAAAGACGAAGCCGGGTCATACCAATATAGAAAAGAAGTAGACAAGGGATCATTTCGGTATTTCAGAGACGACCGCCCCTATGATTATGGCTTTGGCGCTGAGATAGAGAACCCGTATGGCTTTGTGCCTGCCGTCTGGATTCGACACTGTGATACAGGTTCCGACCACGGCAGTCCAGCAATTGCCGGGAGCCTGGGCAAAATTGACGAATTGAACAATCTGGTCAGCCATATCCATGACCAGGTACATAAGGTCATCGGTGCGCCTCTGGTTTTGTGGACAGACGGCAATGTCAACAACTTGTTCGGGGCGAAAAAGCGAGGCTCTACGAACGATTTTGACGAGCCTGCTAGTGAGCAGGAAAGCTTGCTCATGCTGAAAGGGCCAAAGGATGGGAAGGTAGATAGTCTGGCCGGGAATTTGGATCTGTCAGCAGCAAATATCTACATAGACAAACTATTAGCCGAAATTGAGCAGGATCACCCGGAGCTGATCTTTTACCGCGAGCTTCGGTCAATGTCACAGGTGACGGGGCCTGCTGCATCACGCCTGGTCGGAGATGTCGCAAGCCGGGTTCAGGAAGTGCAAGCCAACTATGACCAGGCTTGCATCTCCCTGTTTCGTATGGCCTGTGCAATGGCTGGCTTCCGTGCCAATAGTGGCGCGTGGGGGCGCTCTCTCACACGCCAACAACAGAAGTTCTTACCGTTCTCACTTGAGAGCTACCAGCGCGGAGAATTGGACATGTCGATTATGCCCAGGCCTCTGCTCACTCCAACGCGTCTGGAGCAGGCGCAAGAGAAACAAGCGATTTGGCAGGGGGTCAATCTGGCCGTGCAAGCCGGTGCGCCTCTGGAGTTCGTTTTGCGAGGTGAGGGCTGGACTGATGAGGAGCTTGCGCAATTGGGTCAGGATCGGGTAGAACAGATTAAACGTGATCAGCTCTTGGCACAAGAAGATATTGTGCCAGGGGTGGAGCAATGATTATCAAACATATGTTTCTTCTTCCCGCGTTAATCCAGGCCAGGCGTCATAATACATCTGTCCCATATATGCGGGATGCACTATATATGCAATACAAGCGCAAGCAGGAGCAATGGAATGAAGAGCAGTATCAAACAGCATTGCTTACTCTTGCCTTCCAGTATCCAGCCGATGTGTACAAACATGTTTATAAAGGAGATCTGCATGCAGAGGGAGTCACCGAAGAAAAAGCCGGTTCCACTTGGCAAAGCGATTGAGTGGACAGATGACGATCTGGATGCTCTCGCTCTTGTCAGCGAGACCGATATCAAAGAGGGAGAAGCGCTTTGGCGAAACACTGCGCCTCCCCCTTGCAAGGGGTTAATCGACGCAGAGATTGTTGAGCCAGAGCCGGATAAAAAATGAGTCAGTTCGCCTACAATTACAATCCACGTGCCAGACGCTATGTGGATCTGAAAACGGGCCGCTTTGTGCCAGAACGCATCGTCAGGCAGGCAGTTGATGCTGTGATCGACAAAGAGACTCAGCGCGTCCGCGATCTGTCTCAGCAGCTCGTGGATCGCACGATCTCGCTTGCTCAATGGCAAGTCGGGATGCTTTCTATCCTGAAGCCACTCCATGTGGCGATGGCGATGATCGGCAATGGTGGCGCAAAAAACATGTCGCCAGCCGACTATGGCTTTGTTGGGAACTTGCTCAAGGAACAGTATCTATTTCTCAGGGGCTTTGTGAAGGACATCAAGACCGGCAAGCAAGCATTAGATGGCACCCTCCTTGCAAGGAGTGCGCTCTACACGCAAGCGGCCAGAGGGAGCCATGAAGCGATGAGAGAGCGCGTCGCCCGTATCGGTGGCGCACGCTTGCAACGCTCTATTCTAGGTATCGCGGATCATTGTACGGGCTGTTTGCAAGAAGCCCGCAAAGGCTGGCAACCGATAGGTTCGCTGATTCCAATTGGTCAGCGACAATGCAAGAGCCACTGTCGCTGCACCATGCAATACAAATAATAAGCAGGTACTGACAAACTCTATTCGAGTTGTCTTTACAAATTGAAAGGAATCTGGTACAGTATGAAGAACAACAATACCACGAATACTACTGATGGCGTCCAGGCGGCGACCAGTAGTCCCCAGGCCCAGGCGGCCAACTTGGAACCCCAGGCGGGTGAAAAGTCCTCAGAAAATCAACCATCTCTTGAAGCGTTACAGCGCGAAATTGCCGATCTGCGCAAAGAGAACGCATCCTATCGCAAACGTGCCAAAGAGCAAGAAGAAGCGGCTCGCCTTGCAGGAGATCAACGCCTGAAAGAGCAAGGCCAATATAAGCAGCTTGCAGAGCAGTATCAGGCGAGAGTGAACGAATTAGAGCCGATCTCTGAGCGTTACAATCAGCTTGCATCTCTCCTTGCAAACCAGATTGAGAGCCAGACCAAGGACTGGCCTGACGAGATCAAGGCATTTGATCCCGGAGCTGAAGCACCGATTGAAGAGCGCCTGGCATGGATAGAGAAATCAAAACCGCTGGTGGCAAAGCTTGAGCAGCAAGGACGTGCTGGTTTGCCGGGGAATGCACCAAACCCAAAACCGACAGGGCAGTCACACAAGAGTGAAGCAATCACGACAAGTCTTATGCGCAGTGGTTTATACAACTTTTAAAGGAGCATACGGATACTATGGCCGCAATTACAAAGAGTGGCACCCCTTCACTTTCCAGTGCCACGCCGCCCCCAAATAACCGGTTATCTGGCCTCTACGCGGGTGAAGTTATCGCCGCAGGAGATGCCTGCGTTATCAAAAATGATGGCAAGATCTACCGCGCGAGTGGAGCAGCCAATGATGGCAATGCCGTTGTGGATGGCTTTGCCGCAACTTCTGCTGCACCTGGAGAGTCTCTTTCCCTGTACTGGGGCGTGAACTTCAATTACGGAAAGAATCTTACTCCTGGCACCTCGTTGTATCTCTCAGGGACTGTGCCGGGTGGATTGGATACCGCACCCTCTACAGGCGGTACGACGGTGATTGGCCGTGTCGTGGATAGCACCCGCATTTACGTTCAGAAAAGCTACTAAGTAGTGCCGATGCACTAGAAAGGAAAGAACAGGATGGCATACGGCACCCTCCAAATACTGGATACCTTAGCCGCAAATAGAACGCTGATTGCAGATTATGGCGAAGAGAATACCTACCGTGCTGTACAGCAATTTCTGGACGCGCATAACGAGATTGTAAATATGATGACTTCTGATCTCGTTGAGCAAACGACAGATAGATTGCGTCGTTATGGTGGCGTAGATACCATGACGATGATTGAAGGGGATGAGCACAGCTCGCCAGATGTACAGAAAATAACCACTGGCGTCAACGTCGGCTTCCCTCTCCGCCTATTCCAGGTCGGATTGCAATGGACCCGCAAGTATCTCCAAACTCGTACGGTTGCGGAGATAGCTGCTCAGGTGAACGCGGCCATGACAGCCGATATCAGGAGACTGCAAACCGAGATAAAGAAAGCCATCTTTACCCCCACAAATAATCTCAACTATCTGGATAGATTGGTTGACAATTTGAATCTCCCCATTCGCGCCCTACTCAATGCAGACGGGACACCGCTTCCCCCCGATCCGTATGGGAATGCCTTTGATGGTAATACTCATACGCACTACTTGGCTGTTTCAGCGCTAGATGTGAATGCGCTCAATAGCTTGATTAACACAGTGCTGGAACACTACAACACCGGTACGATCAAGGTGTACATCAGCCAGGCACAAGAAGCAGCAGTCCGCAGCTTATCCGGCTTTACAGCGTATGTTGACGCTCGGGTGCTACCTCCGACTACAACGGCAGTTGGCCGGACGCCGCTTGATACCATGAACATCTACAATCGGGCTATCGGAGTCTTTGGGGCGGCAGAAATCTGGGTGAAGCCCTGGATTCCAAATAACTACTTGTTTGCGTACAACCCGGCGCAGACGAAACCGCTCGCGATGCGGGTGCGAGATGCTCAGTCAGGGTCGCTACGTATTGCCGCTGAGTTAGAATCTTACCCCTTGCATGCCCAGTATATGGAACGCGAGTACGGGATTGCGGTGCAAGAGAGGTCTAATGGTGCCGTTTTGTACATCGGGGGGAGCACATATGTCACCCCGACCTTCTAAGCGAGGTGGATGGAATGCCAGAGAAGAAAACACAGCAAGAAGAGAAGCAGACAGAGCAGCAACCCCTTGCAAGGGTGGAGCCAGAGCGCAAGCTTGACGAGGCCCCTGAAGGCGGGAGATACGTCGTCAATGGCGTGCTCGTTGATGCTAACGGCCAGCCAATCAAGGACAACGCGTGATGGATCGAACAGCCGCCTTGAGCTTCCTTCAGCAAGAATATAGAGAGCTGGCGATAGAGGCCAAGTTTACACCAGAGCAGACAGCCGATGCTTACAGCACGGCTATTGATATGAGCTTGCGCCATCTTGGTGTTGCAGAGCAGGATCTTCCAACGGCCAGTGTTGCGCAAGCCGATACGCTTAAGTTCATCGCGCTTTTGAACTATTACGCGCTCAAGCGGTTTTCACGCTTGCTCGCTATTCGCTTTGATGTGGAGTTGCCCGGCCCGGTCAAAGCGTCTCGCTCACAGGCCTTTGATCGCGTGCAGATGCTTTTGAAAGACGCTGAAGCGGAGCTGGCTGGACTTGATATTCAGGTAGGTGGGCAGACTACACAGGGGTTTCAGCTCGGGCGGTTGCAACTGGATTTTCTGGAGCCAGGTTTAGCAAGCGGGAGTGAGTTCTAAATGACGATTATTAGTGATGAGGACTTACAGGCATTTTCTGACCTGGCAACAGAACTGGCTCTCAAGGATATGTGTGATGTGTTGAGAGAGACACGCACGCCCGACGGGCAGGGCGGTACAGAGATTACATGGACTGTCGTTGCGACGGTGCCATGTGCGCTGATTGATTCAGGGCAATCTCCCCAGGAAGTGGTAATTGCGGAGCGTATGCAAGGCAAAACGCTCAAACGGCTCCTGGTGCCGCGCTTGACCGACATCCGCGGCGCTGATAGGCTCAGAATCAACGGCATCACCTACAAGGTTATTGATCTGTATGACCCAACCTCGTATGAGGTCTTGCGCCGGGTTGCGGTAGAGCAGTTAGCATGACCCTTGCAAGGAGCTGAGATATGGGAGTTGAGATTGTTGGTCTGGACAAAGTGCTTGCTGATCTGGATCAGGCGGTAGACGAGCTGGAAAATCGTACAGAGCAGGAGTTGCTGGCAACGGGCAAAGAATGCAAAAACGAAGCACAGAAGCGGGTGCCGGTGCGGACTGGTCGTCTGAAAAACTCGATAAGCTACGAACAAACAGACAGGTACGAGGTTCTAGTTGGAACGAATGTCGAGTATGCGCCCTATGTCGAGTTCGGGACGCGAAAGATGCAGGCGCAACCGTATCTCTTGCCTGCATTTGAGATTTCTCGCAAAGGGCTTGTTGAAAGGCTCAAGAAGTTATGACCTCACTCGGAGAGATTCAGCGAGCCTTGTATCAGCGGCTTACAGGCGACACCACACTGATGAACCTGGTCAAAGGGATATTTGACGCGAGTTCTGTTCCTGATGCTCAGACTTATCCCTATGTAACCATTGGCGAGGCAACCGAAGTCCCGTTTCATAGCTTTCAGCGGCGCGGCTATGAAGCGACGGTAACACTCCACATTTGGAGTGCAGCAAAAGGATTCAAGGAAGCGCAAGCCATCCTTGCAAGGCTGAATCAGATCCTTGACCAGCAATCGCTTCAGCTTGCAACTATGACGCAGGTTGGTTGCTGGTATGAATTCTCGGAATCTCTCAACGACCCAGAAGAAGATGTACGGCACATGCCTGTTAGATACAGGATTGAGACACAGGAGTAAGAACTATGGCAAAAGCGGCTTATAGTGCAGTGATCAAAGTAGGCAGCACTATTGTGCACGACATTTCGAGCGTGGAACTTCCTTTCAAGACCGACTTAGAGGAAACTACTGCATTTAGCAGTAGTGCGCCCGGTACCAAAACGTTTATCCCAACCTTGCGAGGGATGGAAACAAAATTGTCGGGAAACTGGAATGTAGGCGATCCCGGCCAGCAAGCGTTAGAGGACGCCTATTTCGGGCGGCAGTTGGTACAGCTTGAGATATCTCCCGATGGGGTGAAGAAATATTCCTTCGATGCCTGGATCGGTGAATACTCGATCAAGGCCGATGTGTCAGGGAAAATCGAGGTTGAGTACTCCGTCACAATAAATGGTGACGTGACGCGAGCATAAGGAGCTTCCAGATGGCGATTGCCGCGTATAATTCACAATTCCTCGTTGCATCCAAGCCAAGTGTTCCTTTTGTCAATGAGATGCTCACCGATGTAGGAGATCACAAGACCTATGTGATCGCGAACTCGACAAAACGGTATCTTGATCGGGACGTGCCAGTTATCGTTGAAACCAGCTCAGACGGTACGACCTGGACTCCGGTCAGCACAGGCTTCACTCTCTATCGTGTCGCTGCTCGCGTCGTCTTTGACTCACCGCAAGATCCGACCTTGCAAGTGCGTCTGGCCTCTGGCGCGTTTTATCCGTTCAGCCAGATAGGCAATGCGAAAAGTGTCGAATTTACGAGCAAAACAAATCTGGAGGACAGCACAACCTTCAATCCTACCGGCGCGAAGTTCTACACCCCGACCTTGCTCGAGGGGGAGCTAAAGGTTGACAGGTTTTGGCTTAATCATGATCGGGTGAAGAATTTGCAAGAGCGAGACCTGCTCATTGTCTCTTATGTCTCCCCTACAGGCCGCAGGTATGAGGGGTACGCTTACGTATCCGAGTGCAATATCAAAACTGAAGTCTCGGCACTCATTGAAGAGGGCTTAACGTTCCAACTCACTGATGAGTTTTTCAAAGCGTAAACTTACAACATCACAAAAGGACAATATGAGATGAAGCCTGCAGAAATCAGAGCAAAATTCTTTAATAGACGCTTAAAGGTGCAAGACCTTGAGGTTACTCTTCCCGGTCTGGAGGGGCTAAATGGAAAGCTTGCTCTCAGAGAGTTGACCGCGAAAGAGGTCGTCCAGGCTGAACGCCTGAGCAAAGATGAAACAGGGCGGAACGAGGCATTAGAAACCGCTGCTTTTGTCACTTACTCTCTCATCACCCGAGAAGGGAATGAACAAATCTTCTCTGAGCAGGACATTGATGGCGTGGCGGGATTTGGGATGTCAGTGCTTACCCCGATTGCCGAGAAGATTCGGGAACTCTCCGCAATTGACGCAGACGAAACCCAAAAAAACTTGAAGCAAACGACCTCGAATACTTCTCCTACTTCCTGACGGAAACCGTCGGGGCAGGCAACACCAGAGACGAGTTCCTTGAGCGAATGAGTGCCAGTGAGTTTGCTGGGTGGCAGGCCTACTTCTCGATCAAAGCCAAGAGAGAGAAGCAGGCTATCGAGAAAGCGAAGAAAGAAGCGGCAAAGAGGCGATAAATGGGGATTCTATCCGGACTGATTGTGAAATTGAGTGTAGACATGTCCGGCCTGAAAAGCGGAGTGGCACAGGCAAAAAGCCAGCTCTCAGTTGTGTCATCCTCTGCTTTCAGCACAGGCAAAGCTCTCCAGAGCATGGAGGGCAGTGGCAATATGTCCAAAGCTGTGACCAACGTCGAAGCTGCGAAAGCGCACCTTGTCTTGATTGAAAGCCAGGTGCGCAAAGCTCGTGAACAACTGCAAAAGCTTGAGCATGCCGCCAACGCTGGTGAGGCCGTCTCCGGCGTGGAAGAGGCCCGCGCTAAGCTGGTCTCGCTTGAAAAGCAAGCCCAGGACGCCAGAGAAAAGATCAAGCGTCTTGAGGACTCTAACACAGGGCAGAAGCTTGCCGCGGAGTTCCATCAGGCGTCTACTGCCGCCAGCTCTTTCAGCTCGCGTATCAGTTCCATGTCCTCTCATTTTAAATCCCAGCTCGAGGGGATGAAGGTGGCGGCGATGGGACTGGGGACAGCCCTCACCGGTGCACTGTCCCTCGGGGTCGGGGCCGCGATCGGTCTGGGGACGGCTATCTTTAAGTCAAGCGGGCAGATGGAACAGACCGAAATCGCCTTCAAGACCTTGATGGGCAGTGCCAGCGATGCCAAGAAGATGCTTCTGCAGATTGAAGATTTTGCTGATAGCTCTCCCTACGATTTTCCGCAACTAGCAGACACATCTCAGAGGCTCCTTGCCATTGGCATCAACGCCAAAGACATCATCCCCATTCTCACCGATCTGGGGGACGCAGTAGCCGGTTTATCTCTCGATAAGTCGCAGCTCAGCGATTTGGCCGGCATCTTCGGGCAAATGATGGCTACGGGCAAGGCGACATCTGAGGACTTGATGCAAATCGCTGACAGGAAGATCCCTGTCTGGAAATATCTGAGCGAGCAGCTTCATATGTCTCAGGAGGAGGCACGAAAGCTCGTTAGTGATGGTCTTTTACCTGCCGGCAAGGCTATCGATCTGATCAGGAAAGGAATTCAGCAATCCAACCTTGCAGGGGCAATGAAAGCGCAAGGCGAAAGTGCCTTTGGCTTGCTTTCAACAATCCTGGACAAAGCCGGGAAGGGCTTGCGCCTCTTTGGAGAGGGGGCGTTTAATTCCATGAAGGGTGGCTTGCAGCAGCTCGTAAGCCTGTTATCTTCTCCTGCATTTATGAATTTTGCTCAAGGAGCAGGCAAACTCTTAGGCGATACTCTTGCGGGCATTGGTTCCTTTATTTCCACAAATGTCGCGCCCGGCTTCTCCCGCCTGGTTGATCTCTTCGGCAAGGCTGGGGAGGTACTTAACAAAGGTGGTGGCTGGTCTAACTTTGTCCAGAGCTTACAGAATCTGGGCAATACCATAGCCTCCAATATCGCGCCACACCTGACCCCGCTGGCAGATGGGCTGAAAGGGCTTTTTAGCGATGCTAATGTCAAAGCCGGTGCAGGCATCCTGAACCAAGCGTTCCAGGGGCTAGCAGACGGAATCAAGCTAATACAGCCTCATGTTGGAACGCTTTGGAATGCCTTGATGCTGCTTGGCACTTTTCTGACCACCACTTTCAAGCCGGTCTGGGATCAGCTCGTTGCTACCTGGAAAAATCAGCTTCTTCCAGCCTTGCAAGGTATCTGGCAGGGACTTCAGCCGTTGCTCCCCTTGCTTGCAGGTATTGGATTAGGCGTTGTTGCCTTTTTTATCGGTTCATTCTCCGCTGGGATGTCCTTCCTGTCCACCTTCATTCAAGGTCTGATTTCCTTTATCGGTGGCTTGGTGCAGTACATCAGTGGGGTATTCCAGCTCTGGAGCGGTCTCATCATGTTTTTTGTTCACCTGTTCACAGGCCAATTTGACCAGCTTGGTGCAGACCTGGGGAATATCTGGGGGGGGATTGTCAACATGGTGTCGGGTGCATGGAGCATGATCGTAGGGATCTACAAGATGGGGGTGCAGTCAGTCATATCCTACGTCTCCGGCTTTATATCTGGCGTGATCGGCTTTTTCCAGTGGCTCTTTGACGTGCTGGTCGGGCATTCCATTGTGCCAGATCTGGTCAATTCCATCGTGTCCTTCTTCCAGAACATGGGCAAGTGGGTTTCTGATACGGTGTCTCATTTTGTGTCCAATATCGTCGGCTTTTTCGGTAATCTCTACAATCAAGCGACCGGCAAAGCAAGTGAGATTGTGTCAGGTATTGGTAGCTTCTTCAGCGGGCTTCCTGGACAGGCCTGGCAGTGGATGAGTGACTTCGGTGCGAATTTGATCGGTGGTCTGGGCAATCTCGTTGGCTCTGTAGGCCAAAAGGCCAAAGAGATCGCTGACACCATCTGGTCATATCTCCACTTCTCAACGCCTGAGATCGGGCCGCTTGTTTCGGTGCGGGACTGGATGCCAGATTTTGGCGACATCCTGGTATCGGGCCTTGATCGGCAGATCGGGCGCGTAGAGCGTGCCAGCTCGCGGCTTGCCACCGCGATGACGCCACAAATTGACTATCCAGAGCCTGCCGGAGCAGCCGTCATGCAGGCGGTGCAGGTTGCCTTGCAAGGGGATGGACGCCCGATCGTGCTGGAGGTTGACGGCCGCGTCCTGGGTGAGATCAGCGGCAACTACATCGCCAACAGATCACGGACAAAGGTAGGTGTCAGGTAGATGAGCAGCAAAACGCTATCCGTTTATCTCAACGGTGTCAATGTCCTTGCCTCTGTTGAACTTGAAACAGAGGACACCATTGAGCAGAGGGCAACAGCACGCGTTAAGGTGCTTGACACGTTTGGCACGGCCGACTACTACCCCGGACTCAAACTGGAGATCAAGGCAGATGATGAGCTGATCTTTTCCGGCTATGTGGATCGGGTAAGCAAGCACAATCTCTTTCCCAATCCCCACACCAGCTTTGATATTGACGCCATCGGCAAGCACTACATTGCAGACAAACGGTTCTTCAGCGGCAAGGACTACCGTAACCAGTTAGCAGGTGATATTTTTGTAGACTTGCTCAAAACCTCCTTGCAAGGGGAAGGGATCAAGCAGAACTTCACATCCTACCGCGAGTCCGATGTTGCCGCCTTTCAGCAAGGAACCCTCTCGAATACAGTTACCACAACCGATGAGAGCGGCCGGGATGTGCTCACACTCTCACCTGCTGGCACACCTCTTCTAAAGGAATACAAAGATTTTACAAGCTGGCTTGCGCCAAACACATACAGTAGCCTTGAGATAGGGCCGGATAAGTCATTGCGGCTGCGCTCTAGCGGGGCGGTGAGCTTTCGCGCCCGGTGTTCCAGTACGAGCGCTGGCAACACCTATCTCTACGTGAAGATCTACAATGGTGGGTACACGATCCAGGCAAATGATTTCCTGCAGTATGAAGTCTGGGTCAGTTCGACGTCGCCTGAGATCAAAGCGAGTGTTGACATCACGCTCACCGATGGGACATCGCTGCGAGATATTCACAATTTTTATTCAAATGATGTAAATGACCTGGATCCTCATCCTTCAACCGATTTAAAAGGATGGGCTGATGATAAATGGTATGAGAGAAGATTTTGGATCTCAGTCCCCACTATAAATTGGGTAGGGAAGAAAATCGCCTATGTTTCTCTTGGCTTCGAGGGAGATCAAGCAGGCGTTTATCAGGCCTTTTTTCGAAACATCAGGATTTATAATTCTGCGTCCAATGCTACAAAATTGTGGATTTTCGATAGCTCTTCTTCCAGCCTCCCGTTTGTGCCTAAAATCGTGAGAACATATGGCTATACCGACTTGGCTGTATCCTACGTTCGATCCTACGACAAACGCGGCTCTGTGACGTTTGCAGAGCCGACCGCGCTTTCGACTGTGGGCATTTACAAAGGAAGTCATCTCTCATATGTTGCCGATCTCCCAGACAAGACCACCTCCCGTGTGCAGGTCAGCGGCGACAATGGTATCTCCTATCTGGACGCTCCTAATGTTACGGCCCTCCCTTGCTTTGTGCCAGGGCAAGACCTGACAAAGCCGGGGGTTGGTCTCAAGTGGAAGTTAGACCTTGAAAACGGCTCACCAGACCCGACCATTTCGCCTGCCTTGAGATTATTCAGCTATCAGATCAATCCGGCGGCAAATACAACCAAACAAGACGCGCTTATCCTCTACCAGAACAAGGCAAGTTGGCAAACTGGCACGTACAATAACGTGCGCTCTGATTCAGACGAGATCAAGCTGAATCAGTACACCAGAAACTGGGATGATGGGGATGAGACCGGACTAACCTTTTTCGCGTCAAATGGCTATGGCGGAGCCGGAATTCGGCAAGCCGCCTACTTCCTGAATATTGACCCTCAGCACGATCTGAGGGCGCGTCTCAATTTCGCCGGGGGCGGGATCTGGACAAACTTCACTGCTGAAATAGATATCCTGCTCGGCAACGACTACGCGGTTGCCGGGCTGGAATACAGGACGAGCAATTATCCCGCCACCCGGCAGGCCCCGTTAAATTCCTTTGCCTACTTCGCGGGTTTTAGCACCAGTCTGCTTCAATTCGGCAAAGGCAGTAACTCTGCAAGTTCGGGATCGTGGACACAGCTTGCAAGTACGGCTCTGACCTTTGAGAAAGGCAACTGGCACCGGCTCAAGGTGGTTGTCAATGGGGCAACGCATAAGATCAGCATTGACGATGTGGAATACATCTCTGTCACCGACTCGACCCATGCCGGGCCGGGATATATCGCCATGCGGATTTATAATTCTCAAGCGGTATCAGGCGGCATTATTCAGGAAGCCAGATTCGACAACTTTGGCATTGTGTCTTCTTTGCAGGGCTCCTGGACAAGTCCCGCTCTCAACCTGTCGGGTGTGGGAGCCAACATTGTCGGCTCGCTCATCAATTTTCAATATGATGAGCCGGTGCCAAGTGATGTCTCTTATAAAGTGGAGTTCTCCCCGGACAACGGCGCGAGCTGGCAAACTGTCGGCAAAGGACAGCCAGTCCCGGCCTTGCAGAAGGGCGCAAACTGTACGAACATGACCCAGGCACGCTTAAGAGCGACACTCTCCACAGAGTCCGTCAGCGTCTCTGCACGGATAACAGGCCTCTCTTTGGCTGTTGTGAGCAACTATCACGCGACAGGCTCACGCGTGACGCCAGCAATCGTGTTAGAGCTTGCAGATCGCGTCGGGTCAACAAGTCTGTCCTGGGACGGAAGCCAGCCACAAAATACGAGTACGAGCATACAAAGCTCGTTTGATGGGGTGTCATGGTCAAATGTTGGAGCTGGCGCAAGCGGTGCTTCTGCTCTCCCTGGTATTGTTGGCGCACAAGAGCCAGTTATAGACCAGTTCGATTCTGACACACAGCGCGACTACTTCTCTCAATTCCTTGCAGGGGGTGATGCCGCTGTATGGACGTGGGATACAGCCAATAGCCGCCTTTCTGTCTCCAATGGCCTCAATGCAGTGCTACGCCCGACACGGCTCACGCCCGGCATGGAAGCAGTGGTTGTGTTTGACAGTGATCGCTCAGAGAACGGGGGCGCGGCTCTCTGCTTGAACAATGGCAATGCCTATTCCTGTGTTGTGCGAGATTCAGCGGCAACAAGCCAGCCCAACACCGCACAAATCTACCGGGCAGAAAACGGGACAAGCTCTCTCGTTGCTGCTGCTTCCATTTCGTTTGTGAGAGGCACGCCACATCGGTTCCGCTTCCAGCGTGTAGGCAACACCGTTTCCTTCTGGATGAATGGCGAGCTGCTCTGTGAGTATCCCGATACTACCCCCTTGCAAGGGGGCTACTCTGGCTTGTATTCAGCGGGCGGGCAAAACACCTTCAACTTTGCCTCCTTCCAGGTTTTGAGTTCGCCATTATTCCAGACAAACCTGTATGTGAAGACTGTGCTGAGTACAGATGATCCCTTGATGTCGCCATCACTCAATGATCTTGCTGTGACTATCCGGCCTGAAAGCATTGCAGATGGCGCACTCATTGCCAGCACAGACTACTCAATAGCGAGTGGCAAGCCTACCAGCATCGCGGCCGTCTTTGATGACCTGGCAAAGCAGAGTGACGCCCTCTGGTTCTTTGACCATGACGGAACACCGTATTTCCGGCGGCGCGAGGCAGAACTTGCGCCCTGGATCGCGACTGCCGATTTGATGGAGATTCAGAGCTTTTCTCTGGAAAACACGCAGGAGAGCTACCGCAACTCGCAATGGATTACAGGGGCCATCGACATTGTACCAATGACCGAAACCAAGAAAGCCGATGGTGAAGCGTCATCCTGGACGCTCGGCTATCCGGTAGAGGCGATGAAATCAATCAGCGTCGATGGCGTTGCTGTGAGCTACGCAGCTAAAGGCGCAACTGGAGCCGTCTTCTACTTCGAGAGAGGGTCAAACTCACTCAGTAGCGATGACTCGAACAAGCTCCGAGACGGACAGATCATCGAAGTCCAGTATGACGCTCAGGTGCCCATTTCGGTCAACGTCAGGGATGAGCAAGAGATAGCTTCTCGTTCAGCTCAGGACGGGACAAGTGGTATCGTCGAAGTCAACGAGGATGTTGACAAGATGCCCAAGCGGCAAGCTCTCGCCCTGGCTGTAAGCAGGTTGAAGCAGTACGCCCAGAAAGGTCATGTGCTTTCGTTTGTGACTCGCAAACCAGGCCTCAAAGCCGGACAGCTCCTGCATGTCTACCACCCGGCTTATGGTCTCAAAGATGCGCCCTTCCTCATTCAGAGTGTCGCACGATCGTGGGTGCCAACAGTTGATGAACAAGGCGTGCCGGTCTGGCAGGAAAAATACACAATCAAGGCCGTGCAAGGGGCTGTCGTGTCGGACTGGACGGCCTTCTTTGCAGACTAGAAAGGATTCTTTGTATATGCCAGATTCGATACAGCAGCAACTTGCTGCTATCTATAAAAAGATTGATGAACTGCCAAGCTCTTATGTCAATCTCAAAACTCATGAAGTGCAAATCAGAATGCATGAACAAATGATCCAAGAAAATCAAAAAAGGATAGACAATCTAGAAAGCCAGCTTTCGGTGTTGCGCAAAGAGTGGGGGATAGATTTAAAGGAAGCCAATTCGCGGCTAGAGACCATGAAAGAGAAATTTGATAAGCAACTCGATGATATCCAATCATCTAGCCAAATTTTAGCCGAGAGATTCATCATCCTTTCCCGCACGCTCTACTGGTTGCTTGGTGTTCTATCGTCTATCCTCATTGCGGTTATTATTGCCTACTTAACCAGATTTATTCATTGAAGGAGCTATCTATGCAAAACATCTACATTTCTATCCCAGAATATCGCCAACCAGCACAGCCGACAAACTTTGATGATGCTGTGGCAAGCCTCAACCGTTCGGGCGGTTTCTGGCGCATTCAAACACTTGAGAAGGCCACTGGCAACGTGACTCAAGAACAATGGCTGGAAAACGCCTACACGGATAATGGCGTGTTGACCATGTTCAAGGCGTTGGCCGGTGCAAGCACTCCGAGTACACCCCCCGCCTCAATGATCGCCATTGATCAATCTCTGGGTATGGCCTCGCTCTCTGCCGCCATTCCCGCGGGGGGCAACGTGACAAGCATCCAGATCGGCTCTCTGATAGGCGCTTCTATTCCAAGCGGGACAAAGCTGGTCATCAATGCAGGGACTTCTAACACCTTGACAGTTGTCACGACAGCCGCCATCTCAGGAGCCGGAACCGTGGGTGTTCAGTCAACTCCCGGGCCAACATCAAGCATCCCTGCCGGCTCATGGGTCAGGTATGACTATGCCAGTGTCCCGACAGCCGATCCAGGCGCGCTTACGTCTCCTGTGTCCTATACGGCTCCTTTACCTGCTGCACAGTTTACGTATGCAGTCAGCGGGGGCAATTCTGGGTATGGGAATCGCAGTCTGACCGTCACGAACAACGGGGCTTACCTTTTTAGCACGACAGGCACACCGCCGGCCGTTGCCGCCTCATATACAACGGCCTGGCTGGTCAGTGCTAACCCGGTAACAGCAACGACACACACCTTTTTGCGTGTGCCGTTCGACGCCCCTTTGATCATCTCTGACTCGTCAAATGGCCTCATCACTATCACTGAGAAGCTGTAATGGCTGTTTTAGCGCAAGACAATTTCAATAGAGCAGCAGTTTCAAACGGGTGGGGCATGGCGACTGATGGCAAAATCTGGGGAGCCGCTACCAATGACCCGCCTGAGGGTGGGTACTTGGATATGCTCTCAACCAACGGGACGCAAGGGCAAATACGCAACAGCCCGAGTAATCCCGGCTCCCGTTTGCACTACCGACTCGGTTCGGCAAGCACTGGAAATATGGAGCTGCTTGCTACCTTTATTCCTGCCTCGACATCTGATGAGTTCGGGCTTGATGCACGACTCAGTGGGAATGCAGGAACAAGCAACCTGACAGGCTACAGATTCAACTTAAGTTCTGGCTCTCTGCTCATTGCGCGGTTCGTCAACAACAGCACAACGCAGACCTGGTCAGGCCCGGCAAAGTCGATTACTGCCAACACCGCATACAAGATGCGGTTTCGCGTTACAGGAAGCAACCCAACCCGGTTACAAGGGAGGCTTTGGCTCGCGAGCAGTCAAGAGCCGAGCACGTGGGATATGGATGTATCTGACTCCAGCCCGGTTCTGACTGGTGGTTACGGTGTCACCGCTCTTCCGAGTTCAGCATCATGGCTCCGTGTAGATGACCTGACCGTTACCGACAGCGGTGCACCAACGGTGACAGGAAGCGTGACCGAAACCTTGCAGACCCCCTTGCAAGGGAGAGAGCGCGTCACGCTCACGGGCTGGCGACTGGTCAACGAGTTTTCTCGCGGCTCTGAAATGGTCATGAGTGGGCCTGTTTCGGTGGCGCGAGTTGTAGAGACGGTGCAACAGGTTGAGCAGGTTCTTGCAAAAGCTCTCCCCTTCACACGCAGAGATATCACCGAAAGCTCGCGGCAGTTTGAGAGCGTTCAGATTGCGATGCTACGTGCCAGCGATCCTGATGCGCTGATGCAGGTATCAGACCTGGTGCAGCAGTATGAGCGTGTCATGCATTCTCTTCTTGCGCCTTCCATCGAATATTGCGCAAAAATCTATTATGGCGGTGGGCAATATGGGGAGTTAGATGTGCAGCTCAAGGGGAGCCCCGATCTGTACGAGCTGCGCACCGTTCGACAAGTCAGCAATTTCCTGCAAGCGCATCTCTATCCCGAAGTTATCAGGCAAGATGCCCCGGTCTTTTATGATAGGTGCAACCAGGATACTGCGCTCTCCTTGCAAGGGGGGGTTACCACGAACGAGCCGGGAGTGATCGCTTCTGATCCGTCCATCCGCTTTGACGGCTCTACCGGCTATGGCGTCGTAGCAAACATGACGCTGAAGGACTGGAATCAGTACAGCCTTGAGCTGTGGATCAAGTTCGCTGATCTGTCGCGCAATGGCTACTGTAGCCTGGTCGCAACTGACAATCCAGTTTCTACCAATCACGGGATGAGGTTGGATGTCAGTACAGGATCGTACCACGCTCTCTATGTAGCCAATGGCTATGAGGATTTTTTCAACTCCATTGATGTTCCGACCACGTGGCAGTTCAACCAGTGGTATCACGTCGTTGCCACGTATGACAACACGAGATTAAAGCTCTATCTCAACGGCACAAAGGTCGGAGATATCGCTTCATCAGGCAATCTCTCCAATCCTGCTTATGCGCTTACCCTTGCAAGGAATCCCGTCCTGAGCACGTTTTTTGCCGGGTGGATTGATGAGTTTGCACTGTATTCTTATGCGCTTTCACAGACTCAAATAACCGCTCATTATCAGGCTCGCAATAGTTTGTAGACAAGGAGATTCTCTATGGCAAATCTCAATATCCAGTGGCTAGAGGCCGCGCATCATTGGGAAGGTCGCGAGGGCCAGCAACCGCGCTGGCTCATCCTGCATGGGACGGCGGGATTTCACCGTGCATACGATTGCGCGGCCTTTTTCGCAGATCCCGCTACTCAGGCCAGCGCGCACTACATCATAGGACTTGATGGCGAGATCTATCAGTGTGTCAGTGAAGATGATGCTGCCTGGGCCAATGGAGCGGTTACAGGCCCGGCAGGGACCGGCGGCGACAGTGTGCATCATGACGCCTGGTGGTCAGATCTAGGCCTCAATCCGAATCTCGTCACCATCGCCATTGAGCATATCAAGCCAAGCACTGATAATTCAGATGAGCTGACAGAGGCGCAGAAGCGTGCCAGTTTCCAGCTCATCAAGGACATCTGCCAGCGGTGGGGAATCCCGAAGCGTTATGCTGATGCCCGGGGCGGCATTACAGGCCATTTCTCAATGGATCCAGTCAACCGCACCGGCTGCCCCGGGCCCTATCCCTGGGATGAATTATGGAGTTTTTTGAATGAAAATGAAGGAGACCAAAAAATGGGAATACCAAACGGTTGGAAAGATGATGGCAAGACGCTGATCGCACCGAACGGGGTCAAAGTGGTGCAGGGCTTTCGCGACTACGTGCTTGCTCACGCATGGCACCCCGGGAACTGGCCGCTTGAGAGTGAGCATGGAGCAACCCCGCTTGAGATCAGTAATCCGAGCCTGGGTGGCGGCACGCAACAACGCTTCCGCTGGACAACCCTTGAATGGACACCGGCAAAGGGCGTTTTTGAGGCCTGGAGCGGGCAAGAATGGATCAAACTCCGTAGCGAGTACGACCGCCTCACAGGCCAGGTGAAACAGCTCCAGGATCAGCTTGCAGCCGAAAAAGGAAAGAATCATGCTATCGAAGTCGAGAAGCTGAAGCAGCAGCTTGCTCAGTACCAACAGGTAGCAAAGCAGGCTCTTACAGCCCTTCAATCAATCAAATAGAAAGGATTCATAATAGTGACACTTGAACAGCTTATTATGCTCATCAACCTGGTTGTCCCTTTTATTGTGCTGCTTTCTGCTCTGCTTTTGCCGCGGCTCTACGCCCGGTTGCCAGAGCAGGTACAACGGACCGTGCAAGAGGTTGCTCACACAGCAGTACTGGCAGTTGAGCAGCAATTTGACGGGTTGCCTGGAGAGCAGAAACGACAAAAGGCCGTTGACCTGATTATTGCCATGCTCCAGGCCGTTGGGCTAAAAAGCATGAACCCGACGCTGATTAATGCAGCTCTCGAGGCTGCTGTCAGGGCGATGAATCAGGTTGAGAAGCCTAAACCATAAACAAAAAGAGGTTGACTCGTCAAAAAGTCAACCTCTTGTTTTTCTCCAATAATTTCTTCAATTTTCACAACGATAATAAACTGTCAATATCGCTGAGAAGCTGTGTCAGTTCGTCTTGCGGTGCCTCTTGCGCTATTATGGTCGCGTCAAAGTCAAGCCCCATCACGGTTATGCCCCCCGGTGCAAAGGCCAGGAGAGCAACAGCTTCAACCAGCTCAGCGAGATAGGGCTGTTCACGTCCGGTCCCGTCAGGGTACAGGATGAGATCGCCAAAGCTGGCGATATCTCGCGTGTACCCCCGAATCCGTTCGATGTCTACAGGGGTTGGCCCGCCTTTCCTAAGGTGGTCCCGAATCCGCGGGGGGACACACTTTTGAAGAAGTGTCCGCAAGCGGCGCGCGTTTGGATCGTCTCTCAAGTTATGCTCCGTCTCACTCCTTAGAAGCATCTTTAATAAGTTCACAGGAAACCTGACAAACGTCGGGGTTCCAAAACACTCCGATGATGGAGCCATTATCGAAGATAATGCTAAAACTGCCAAGATCGTAATCGTCAGGGAAGAAGATTTGAGCATTCGAAGGTAGCTTGACCAGGAAACACCCAGAAAAAACCTCCTTGATTTCACAGCCATGCTCAACCCACCACTGTTGTGATGGCATTTTTGCACCACTTAATGCAACAACCATATTTCCTACTCCTTCCTATAAAAATGTGTCCACAAGCGGCGATCATCTCTCCAGTTAAGTTCCAATTCATCTCTCCTTGCAAGGAACAGCGCATTCAGCCTTGCCTGTGATCTTCTCCCAGGCCTGCCGGAGATTCCGACAGGATATGCGCCAGCATTCGTAATATAAATTTTCCTTCTTCTCTTCAATAGCAGGATGATTATGCCAGCGCCCTGCTTCCCAGTATTCGGCGAACTTCGTCGCCATGAGTTGAGCATAATTACCATCCACACTCGTAACTGTTGCGAAGATGGAAATATACCTATACAGCTCCATCTGTCGCTTGGGGCTGCCACCAAGTAGATGGACGCGTCGCCCAGCCAATTCCCACGGGAGGAACTGGGCCGCGCCGTAACTGCTCGGCACCGAGAAGCCAATGGCGACTTCTGGTGGGAGCAACTGAAGCTGTTCGGACAGCTTAGGGACTACCAGGGGGACCTCGCAATATTCCGCAAGCTGCTCGTATTGCTTCATTGCCCGTTTGATCTCGCTGAGATCTGTCTGCTAAGCAGACAGATCTGGTACAGTTGCATATTTGGGACGAAAAAGGCGGACTATCTCAAGGTGGCGCTCGAAATCTGCTTTTTTGTAGTTAATATCTATAAATGTCATATTGAATGGAGAGGGTGTCGCATCAGAACGCTGTCCGAGCTGCCAGCCCTCTTCTAGCGCGATTCTTTGCAAGCCAATATTTCCGCCCGCACAGTAAATCAAGTCCATCTCTTCCCCCCCCCCCCTTGCAAGGGCTACTCGTCGTCGTCGAGATCCTCTTCCGGATCGTCATCGTCGTCAACCTTCACACCCGTTATTTGCTCGGCAAGCTGCCGGGCTCGCTGCCTGATGTCTCTGAGCATATTGCTACAGTGAGGGGATGCCCCCTCGCGATAGGTATAGAGCGGGGTAGCCAATGTCTTTGTGGGCAACGCGAAGATATCAAGCGCTATCCAGGATTGTTGAATCAAATCTTGCTTTCTCGATTCAGGATCGACGACCGTTAGCTTGATCGCCTTCATTAGTGTTTCCAGACGCACAACTTTCCAGGGGGGAATTTCCCTTGTTGTATAATCACAGATATATATTTTTGAGGGGACGCTGTCGCCAACTTTCAGCCGAGCAAGCTCCCGATAGATTTCTTCTGCCCTTGCAAGGGGCGGGATTTTGGCTCGTTTCGGCCTGCTCTGGCTCTCCGCCTCTTCAACCCAAAGGGATTGTTGATCTAAAGAACTCATTGCTCTTGCCTCCGCTCAATCTCAACAATACTTTGAAAAATTGGAAATATTTGTTGAGGGACAATGGCATTGCCAAGAGCTTTTAGCCGTTTTGCTCGGTTGGGATCCCGTTGGGTTGTAGTTCTGGGAGGTTCCCAGAGGTATTGTGACTCTCCTGGTTGGGCTGGGCTTTGATATCGGTCCATCCCGGTGGGAAGCCCATAAGGCATTCTACCCACTCGGGGTTGAGCCACTGAGCATCCTGCTCTGGTGCGGTGTTGTGCCATCGCACTGCTATGCTCAGTGGCATGCCAAATCCGTTCCCATTGCGGGCCTTTTTCCGGACTGCTTCTCTTCTTTGCTTCCAACGCTCCAATGCTTCCCCGTCGTTGGGATTGCTCGCGGCCGGAGTAGGCCACAATGAAGAGACGATCGCGTCGGTGGGAGGCTCCAACCTCGTGAGCCCCATAGACCGCCCACGCCACATGATACCCCAACGCGTCCAGGTCGGCGATGATACCCCCGAAAACCTGTCCAGCGTCAACTGAGAGTAGCCCCGGGACGTTTTCTCCCACAAACCAGCGCGGGAGCGTTTTCCCAAGAATCCTACGAATTTCAGGCCAGAGATTGCGTTCGTCGCTCCTCCCTTTTCGTTTCCCTGCCTGAGAGAAGGGTTGGCAAGGGAAGCCACCAACCAGAAGATCGATTTCCCCAAATTCATCGCCTCGTACCTCACGAATATCGCGCATCCGCGCTACTTGCGGCCAATGCTGCTGTAAGACACGCGTGCAAAATGTATCAATTTCAACTTGACCAACAACCTGTATTCCTGCCCATTCGGCTGCCAGATCGGCACCACCGATCCCAGAGCACAGCGACAACATTTTCATGGGCGCCCCTCCAAATGCTGAAGCAGATGTTGAAGTAATTTTGAATAATATTGGTCGCGCTTCATTTCTGTCTTGCGCTGCTTCATACGCATCAAGCGAACGCGCAAGACCAACATACTTAAAAGCATCATTTCAAATCCTCTCTCGAATCATGAAGTATAGTAGCGGTAATAATTTCAAAGATACGACGCTCGCGCTCCACACTATCAGGAATGTATGGAAGTTGCTCTATTTTTTCAGCCGCTTCAGGAAAGAATGTCTGCAAAATGCGATTCTGGTTGTGCGCCTGTTGCTGCCAGCGGAACAGACATTCCCGTTCCTGGCGCAAACGAGCTTGCAGGCGCGCTCGTTCCAAAAACAACAAAAACAAATTGATGATCAGCACCACAAAGATCACCAGAAAAATGATTGTTTGCATGTCCTATTCCCTTTCTTGCGGGAACACGTACGCGCTTCCCTTCTCAAACAAACTGAGCTGACGCCGCACAGCTTTTCGATTCAGCCAGAGCACCTCTGTACGCACTTGCCCCTTTTCTGCCAGTGCTGGCATGCTCACACGCTGCCAGTGGGCTAATCGTTGATCATAGAGCGGATGAGCATAACCAGAGAGGACAACTGGGCCGCTATGCCGATCCAGGACCTCAAGCAGACGAATATGATCTTTTTCATCATTTTGGCTCGTTTCGTCCTGTTCTCTGATTCCGCCTCACCTCTCTTGCCTCCTATCCTCAAATGGCTCCAAGAGGGCCCGAAGCATCCCTTCATAATCCACCTCTTCAGGCTCGTCTTGTTGCACCTTGTGTTGTTGCGCCTCTTGCTGAAGCACGTGGACTCGCTCCAGGCATTGCTGAAGCGAATGGCGCAACTCCGCGCATTCAGCGTCCTGAATGTGACGCTCTCTTTTCAGCATGAGCAAGAGGACGGCGATAATGCCGCCCTCCACTGCAATTATTCCCATCAAAATATGCATATGTATCTCCTTTTATCAGCAGGTGTGTGGCTCAGGCTTACTTTGATACCAATGCCCACACAGAATACAAAACTCTCTATCCACACCAAGCGCTTCTTTTAGCTTCTGGGTCTGCTCCAGAACATACGCTTCACGCTCTTCTTCCCCCCAACCAGCTTCCTGGGCGACAAAGTTGACCTCGATCAGCGCCTGAAACGCATCGCGCGCATTTTTGAGACGCGTGAGTGCGTCTGCCTCTAATTTTCCTTCCATCATTCCTCTCTCCTTGAAAATCTCTTATCTACACAACACGTCATAGCCAGCTCCCGCCGGATCATACCGGTAGGGGATCGCAAGTCCCCTCACTTCTAGCGGGTAGTAGTATTTCAGCGAAAAGCCAATCTCCAAGAATCTAATTGCAGACAACAATATGACCGAAGGGTATGTTTTCCGTGCTCTCACGTATTGATCAACGGCTTGCTCAACGAGCTTCAAGGTATCCCGCTCCTGAGACTCAATCCGCACGTATGGCCGGCCCTGCGCGTCCAGCGGCAGGATTGGTTCGGTTTCAAAAGGCCTGACGACTCGGGTGATTTGAGTCGGCATATCAGCGAGCTGCTCTCGCCTCAGCGCGGCCCGTTGACGGGCGGATAAAAGTTTTGATTTTTTGAAAGGTTGCATACTGTCCTCCTGGACATACTCCAGAGTGAGCTGTCCCGTGATCTTAGAGCCCATTTCACCACTATACCGCTCCATAATCCTTCTATTCCCTATGGCGCAAACAGGGCATAAGCCTGTTCCGCATTTGCGACATTGACTTGCTCCGCATCCGTGACAAAAATACACTGTTATACATTCACAGGTGATACAAGGACCCATAATCCCTCCAGTGTAAGTTTTATTGTATATATACATTTATTCTCAATATTAGAACATTTGCAAAAACATTTAGCGATGTGCGTATTAAAAAAGTATTAAGATTACTCTGCTTGCTTAAGGAGCTTGGGGGACGTACTAGCACATATCCCGATGCAAATAGCATCAGCGATATTATGATCGTTAATTTTTTGATCTATGGTAGAAACGAAAGCTAAGGAGTCTGCTTTTGTTGCTTTCGCATTGCCTAGCACTGCTTTTTTCCATGAAAGAACATTAAGAGCTTTGATCTCAATCCTGTTGCTATATGCATAATCAATTAGAGCGGTGCTCAGGCTTATACCTGGCCTCTCCCACAGCTCTTCAATAACAATCAAATCGGGCTGTACGGACAAATCTGCGATCTGATCAATGATATATCGTCGTTTCGCCGCCCGTGGCCCCTTTGCTGGTGGCTTGATTACCCCCCAGGTGATAGGAGTGATAGGCGGGCTATCATCGATGATAGCCCAACCCGTCGCAGTATAAGCTTGATCTAAAGCTAAAATCACTGTTCCAACCTCCGATTGGAAAAGCACAGCGTGCGCATCGGGCACCGTTTCGCCCGAGGGGAGTCGAACTCGCCACACTTGCGCTCTGGCAACGTCCCAAAAGTGGCAAGGCTTTTTTTCGCGTCAGCTAGAGACGAGAGCCGGTCTAAATACTCTTGAATAAGGCTCTGATCGTACTGGAGCCACCACACACGGAATTGCTGGGTATTCTTATCTTCAGCAAGAATCAATCCTTCTTGCAAGTTCAGCAGGTGCATATAGAGTATCACCTGCACCCTCGCCTTTTTCACTGTCTCGCTATGCAGTACTGCTTGCTCTAGAGGGAGAGCACAAGCAGCCTGATATTCATCGTGATTAATCCCCTTGATCTCGACTGGATACCATTTCCCTTGATGGTCTTCAATAATGGCGTCAGGGGAGTAGCGCAGATCATACTGCTCATGATAATGTGTCAGATCTAAGCATGGCTCAAATCCTCTATAGACGACCCTTCCATATCGTTTGAAGAGATTTTGCCATTTTTCATGCAGAGACCATCCATGCACAAAGATGGCGTTGAGATGAGCGGATGAATATTGCTCTGTTGGCTCCGCGTCTTCTGGATATGCATCCAAAAGGACATGTTCTCTCTCACACCATTCCGACGCTGAAACGATCAATGATGAAGCATGAAGCTTCGTGCGCAGGGGGTTGTTTGCCCCCCAACGCACAAACATACGGGTAAACATCGAGTGAAACACAGCTTCTTTGACACGAGTCGTATTAGAAGTGATATTCATCAAGTTCCCCCAGATCTTCTGTCAAGAAAGGGTCCGCTTCGGATGTGACAATGCGTGCAGGCCGGCTCTCCTGGATCATCTCCAAGATCCTCTCTCGTGAAACAGACGGCAACTTAATAGGTTTAATTCGAGTAAAAAGAAGCGAATACCGTGTATCCTTTCCTGTCCCTGAACGTTTGTAGGTAAAGTCTCCAATAGTGATATCATGGAGCTTTATGACGTTCCCCTGCTCATCCTCGCTCTCGATCCCCTCTTCATACAAAGCAATGAGATCATTCAGAATCTGAGATTTAAGATCTAGCAGCTTAGGAATTACTGTTTCCTCAGTATAGAGGAAACAAGGCAATATAAAATGATCTCTCGCAGCCTTTCGGTACGCAGCGCTCATCGCGGCTTTCCGTACTGCTTGATCGGTATTTTCCCGAGCCAGTTCAAGCTCATCCGCTGCTTGCTGGCAGAGCTGACAGGGTTTATTAAGTTCTTCTGCGCAGAGTGCACGCACATATTTATTCTCATTGGTGAGGAAATAGTCATGCATCTTCAGAGCAAGCATTTCTCTCTCGTGGTTTGGCTCGTCGAGGATGTTGAACAAAAAGCGCAGGCGGAAGCTTTCCCCATCTTTCAGATCAATGAAGTGGTTTGTCCATGTCTGATTCTGATTTTTTCTGTTTTCTCGCTCTTGCTTAAGCTGCTTGAAGCGCTCATATGCAGATTGCATTTTTGTGTCTCCTTACTTTTTAACTATGCATATCAATGCTAATTGAAGTATAACATTGCATAATGATGATGTCAATGATATACTCTATTAGTCATGGAAATACATAGTTATCAAAAGGGGTGATTATGAAGACACAAAACAAACGCTGGACCTATACACCGCGAGAAGTCGCGGAGCAAACGGGACTGCACTACACAACCATTTTGCGAAAAATCCGTCAAGGGACCCTTGCCGCGACAAAATCACATCCGTCCCCAAAAGGACATTGGCTGATTCGTGCAGAATCAATTGATGATTTTCTCAACAGGCGGGGGGAGGAATAGGGATGGAGTTAAGACCCTATCAACAAGAGTGCGTAGAAAAAGTCATAAACCAATACAAACAATTTAGAGACTTCCTGGCCAATCACGGCCAGGAAGCTCTTTCTGAAGCTGCACAGAGCCACCTGCGCAAACTTCAAACAGCTCTCATTGTCTTGCCAACTGGCGGCGGCAAGACCATCGTCTTCAGCAGTGCAGAAATTGCCATCCGGCAACTACTTGAAAACTCTTACCAGCAGAGCCTTAATACCCTTATTATAGCCCATAGGCAGGAATTATTGAAGCAAGCTCGTGACAAATATCACTTGCTTATGCCTGATATGCCGATCGGGCTGATAGGAGATGGTGTAGCAGAGTACGGAGCGCCTGTAACTGTGGCCAGTATCGCCACTATTTCGCGCCCAAATCATCTCAAAAACCTTAAGCGGTTCGGCTATGACCTGGTCATTATCGACGAGGCACACCATGCCGCGGCAAATGGCTATCAAGCGGTGCTGGATGCATTGCCAGATGCGTTTAGACTGTTTGTAACCGCTACACCAGATAGGTTGGACGGCAAACCTATCATCGAGCATGAGCCGCTATACAGCATTAGCATCATAGACATGATACAGCAAGGTTTCCTCTGCAACTTAAGAGCTAAGGCTGTGCGAACAAGTATTAATCTTGATGGTATCAAAACAACTGCCGGGGATTACAATGAGAGACAACTTGCAGAGATCATTGATTCGCCAAACCGCAACAAGAGAATCGTACAGGCGTACCAAGAGCATGCAGCAGGTAGACCGTTTGTGTGCTTTGCCGTGACCGTAGCACACGCAGAACACATTGCAGACGAGTTCAGTGCGGCCAACATCCCAGTAGGTGTAGTGAGCGGTAAGACTCCTTCAGCACAGCGTGAAAGACTGCTCAAAGATTTTGAAGACGGGAAACTGCAAGGGCTAATAAACTGTGGAGTTCTCACAGAAGGTTACGACTATCCCGGCCTGTCCTGCGTGATTATGGCGCGGCCGACTAAGAGTCGCGCTCTGTTTATACAGTGCATTGGTCGGGGCTTGCGCCTAGCGCCAGCTAAATCGGACTGTGTTCTTCTTGACATGTCTGACAATACGCTCGATCACCGATTAGAACCGGTTTCTCTCAGCAAAGCGCTCGGCATCAGAATCAAAGATGATGAATCAGTGCTGGAAGCGGTAGAGAGGGAAGAAAAGGGGAAACGCCGCCGGGCTCCAGGCGACGGGAAAGAGCGAAGAATCAAACTAGAGGAAAGAGAGAAAGACCTTACAATTAACCTCGTCCAAAGATTTGCTTGGACAAAAAATGACCACGGCTACTTTGTTTGCCAGTTCCATACACCCGGGCAAACAAGAGAGCATCGTGTTGCACTGATTCCAGACCGCCAACGCGCTGGGATGTGGCGAGTTGCCGCTCGCCTTGCTCCTACATACAGATTGCAATGGTGGCAACAAATGCCGATGGAACTGGATGATGCACAACAGGTTGCAGAGCGAGAAATGCTTAAACTGCAAGCAGATCCTTCTGCCATTCGGCTTGTGGATCGTTTGGCTCCGTGGAGGGTAGAGCCGGCAACGCCTGAGCAAATTGCGAAACTGGATAAATGGCATGTCCCCTATCCTAAAGACGCAAATGGGCACTGTGCTTGGACGCGAGGGCAAGCGAGTGACGCCATTGCGAGTAAGTTAGAACAATTCAAAAAACGGAGAAAACAGAAAACGAAAACCAATGCCTGAAATATTAGCCTGACAATAACATTCCCTCTCCACTTGGAGAGGGATTTTTCTTAGAATGCTACCATACTCAGATCAAGCACCGCAGGCTCTGGTTCAGGCGCTTCCTGCGGCGAGGTGTACCTTGCGCGCAGCTCATCTAGCGGAATACCGAGCAACAATGCTGCTTTTTGTGGAATATCATCGCATTTCATGGCATTTTTGACCCAGGCAGGGCGCCCCGCGTGGAGAATATGTCCCCTTGTGTATTCCCATTCGGGGAATCCTCTCTTTGCCCCCTCTATCAAAAACACGCACTGGGAAACGTGCTCCTCGCACCACCAATGCCCTAAGCCATCTTCGTGCTTTCCGGGATTTTTGCACCGGAGGACAGCACATTCAGTGCCAGACTTCAGAGCGTCATAATAAGCTTGCAAAATTGGATTCTGCAAGATCTCTCGCAGCTCGTTGGGAGCTACCGTAGGATTGCATACAAGGCACACTCCTTGTGTTGTTTTAAATGGCCCGTGGCGATAAAGGGCACAGGATTTCATTGTCTTCTCCTGCCTTTCTATGATTATCAATCTATCATTAATATACATTGATAATCATAGTTAAGCAAGAGGGACGGCTAAGCTTCTTGCGAGGATGAGAGTTTTTTCTTGCTCCCCCTGGGGGCCCGATGAATACTGGCATCATATATGACGATATCTTTGATATCCTTAGGGAATTCGGGGATTTTTAATCCCTCGGCATACTCAGGATATCGCTTGAAGCGTTCCTGTAACGCCCCTATGATTTTCGAGATGATGACATCTCGAACAGGGCGATCTGGAATTTCAGCGGCAGCCGCCGTTCGGTAATCAATTTCCGCTGCGCGAGCCAGGTCTGACACGCTCCAACGGGCCTTCATACGCCACTGCTCTAATGTAAGTCTGTTATCTGTAAGACTGTTATCTCCTTGTCTATTGTCTTCCATAGGGTTCCCTTCAGTTCCTCCCTTATATAATCACTTGCACTCAGTTAACTTCTAACGCATAATGTAACTATGCATAAAAAAGTATAACCATGATTTAGTATGCTCAACGTTGCACTCAGTTGTCAAGGTATGTACAGGAGACTTCTATGAACGAGCAAGATGCAAGTATGAACGAGCAAGATGCAAGGCTGATATTGCAAGAAATTAACTATCTCTCCTATATGCTTGCTTTCCCGAAACCACAGATCATGCAGAAAGAATGGGAAAGCAACATAGTGAAATGGCTCATAGTGCTAGAGGACGCCGGATATCGAGTAAAACTGCATCCCTCAGGCTTTTATTATCTTGAGGAAGATGAGCTGCAGGGAACGCTACCACCGCGAACAACTAGCGGGCTCACCGCAATAAGGCTCTCCCCGAGCTCAGGGAGCTCAGAAGAACTGCCAACACTGAACAACAGTCAAGCAATCATACAACACCTATTCGATTTATTTTCTGGGATGCCGAGAGAACAGGCAGTCCCAATTCTGAACCACATAATTGAGTCCTTAAACAGATGATTGCGACTTTGCTTCAGGCAGTTCTGCTCAACCGTTCAAAAAAGAGGGGCGCCATAGCGCTCTTCTTTTTTTGTCATAGGTTTCTCTTGTGCGCTCTATTCCGTGCAAAGGCCTGGTATGCTGGTTGCAGTCCTTCAGAGGTCAGAAAGGCGAAGGTGAACTTGCAATGTAATGGAATGTTTGGGATATGGCAGTTAAAGCTGTGCAGGATCTGAAGGTGCTGGCCTGCTCCACGAATCAGGGGCAGGTTGCTGTGAGCGAAGAGGGAGGCTGCTGAGTTTGGTTCAGCAGCCTTCTTCTTGAGATGCATGAGAGATGGTTGCATTGACCTGCGCTTTCCCAAATTCATGAACCAGGGAATGATATATAGAGATCAGGCCACCTGAGAATGGTTGATGGGAAACCACAAACCAGGAGATAGCAGATGGAGTAAACGGAACAACGAAAAGCTTCTTATTCTCTTGCTTGTCTTTTACCCCTGTCTGCCAGTTCCGTATAATTTCTTCAGCTCGCTTGTTTACCTTCACCAGGCCGTGTAAACCATAAAGAGCATACTGCGTATCCACGCTCAAACTGAGCATCTGGATCTCAGAATAATCAGTTTCAAGAAGCCCAAGCTCTTCAGCCAATCCACGACGCGCGCATCTATAGAGATCAGGAGCCGGCCCCGTTGTACTCCGGTCAAAGGAAGGGCTGATACCTTCAGAAATTGAACACGAAAACAT